CGACAATCAACTGCACTAACTTTGATGTTGGATTTGTATGCCGTAATAAAAATGCTGCAATATATCCACTTGATGAAATAACAGAGTATCATTCAAATATACCGATTTTTGGTTGCACATGTATGGAAAAAGATATAATCCATAGGGCATATACAGGCCCCATATCAAGAGGATGTAAGATGTTTGTTGCCAATGTCGGTGCATATGGGATGAATGTATCCAATGGGTTTATAACAGAAAAGCCTTCTTGTATAACGATTTGAAATACAGTAAGTTAAACTTTATTTATCGTTTTGTATTCCCTTCCTAATTTATTAACTTTGTATATAAAATATGCACAATGAAAAAAGAAACAGTAAAGACAAGAAATCAGTACAATATGTTCGAGATTTCTTCTTTGATACAAAAGTCAATACGTAGGAGACATGCCGAATTTGCATACTTTGCCGCAAATGAGTTAATTCCGCATTATAGGAATTATCTTTGGAAAAGGTTGCTTACGGTTTCAGCAGAGGATTGTTTTGATATGCTCACTGGAAAGATAATGGATTTGCATGAGAAGGATTGCAATAGGGAAGATGCGGCAAATAGAAAATACATAGCGTGCGCAGTATCTGTATTGTTGAATGCTCGGAAAAACCGCGATGCTGACTTCTTCGCTTGTAATCTTCTTAATAGTAGGGATAGGAAGGACATAGACAAGTATGTTGAAGACCCGATAGAAGACGTATCCTGTTCAACAAAAAACGGACATTGTATGTTTGACGTTGCGAATTGTTTTATGCAAGCTATAGAAGTTCTAGATGATGAAATGGCAGGATATGCACTTAACGAACTATTGGTGCGCTATCGGAAATTCAGCTGGAAGACAATGATACTGAAAGCGAAAGAATTTGGCCTTCAAGAAGTCGTTGATGAAATAAGGGCTTTGAAATCCGCAGATGAACAAACAAAGGGGTGTTCATCTATTTTTCATGCAAAAGCCGCTACAATATTGTTGAAGGTAAAGAAATATGGGAATACGAATTTTTATAAAAAGAATTTCCCCTATAATTCGAATATTGATTTGTCAGTATATGATAATAAGCATTACACCATACCTGAATATGTGTTTGATTGCCATACTTATATAGGGAAAGTGAAGAAACGGACAAAAGAGATGTTTGTTATGGAAGAAGAGAACGCGCTAACTCCGCATCAACAAGGAGAATACGATAGCAGTACATGGGAACATTACTTCTGGCTATGCAAAAATGGGTTTTGGTTAGAGGAAAAGTGCACGCCTCGCCCACAAAAGTCCAAAATAAAGGAATTGGAAACTGGAACAGTACAACTAAATTTGTTCGGAGAATGAAAGCAAAACAAGTAAAGTTTCTGAAAGCCTTTGAAGAAACATATGGAGTTATTTCATATGCGTGCAAGGCAGCAAATGTGTCAAGACAAACATATTACAATTGGCGTAAAAACGACCCTGCTTTTGACGAAAAGGCGAGGGAAATCGAAGAAAGTGCAATCGACATTGCCGAGGGGAAATTGTTGACACAGATAGGAGAGGGAAACTTAACCGCTATAATTTTCTACTTGAAGACAAAAGGGAAAAAGCGTGGATATGTTGAGCAAGTTGATAACAACATATCCATGAACCCATTTGAAAAGTTAATGCAGGATTTAGATAAGGAAGAAGGCGTAATTGGTGAAGAATGAGCGGAAAGCAATAATAAGAATGAAATCTTGGCGTGAAGATTGGTGTCTATTCGCCAAAGAGGTTCTCCATGCGCGGTTGGATGAAGAACAAAAAATGATATTACGTTCTGTACAACACAACAAGATGACCGCCGTGGCGAGTGGCACTGCACGAGGGAAGGATTTTATTGCTGCATGTGCTGCAATGTGTTTTATGTATTTGACGCCTCGCTTCGGCAAGGATGGGAATTTGGTCGAAAATACAAAGATAGCTTTAACCGCTCCGACAGGGAGGCAGGTGACAAACATCATGCTACCAGAAGTAGCAAGGCTTTACAAAAAGGCAGGTTTTCTGCCAGGGCGTTTGTTGACGAGCGGCATTAGAACGAGGTTCGAGGAATGGTATTTAACAGGCTTTAAGTCCTCTGCAGATAATACAGAAGCGTGGTCAGGTTTTCATGCTGTTAATACTATGTTTGTAGTTACAGAGGCTTCTGGTATTCCCGATACTATATATAACGCTATTGAAGGAAATTTGCAGGGAAACTCACGCCTGCTTATAGTCTTTAACCCCAATGTAACAACAGGCTATGCAGCGAAAGCAATGAAGTCTAAACGATTTAAAAAATTTCGACTATCATCGCTCAATGCAGAGAATGTCGTCGCAAAGAAAAATATCATCCCTGGGCAGGTTGATTATGAATGGGTAAAAGATAAAGTTGAAACGTGGAGTAAACCAATAAGGAAAGAGGACTTTGATGAGGGAAGAGGAGACTTCGAATGGGAAGGATGTTTTTATACTCCCAATGACCTATTCCGCGTAAAAGTTCTTGGCATGTTTCCAAAGGTATCTGAAGATACGCTCATACCACTTGAATGGGTGGAACTCGCATTCCAACGTTGGGAAAGACTTAAAGAAGACGGATTTCAAAGCAGAAAACACATACGTCTTGGTGTCGATGTTGCAGGGATGGGACGTGATAAATCTTGTTTCGTTGTGAGACGTGGGAATTTTGTTGAAGAAATAAAGTCCCATAATTCCGGGGGGCAAGCAGACCATATGGCAGTTGCAGGGGAAACTAGACGCTATCTGCTAGCAGACCCACAAGCGAAAGCTTTTATTGACACCATTGGGGAGGGTGCAGGGGTATTGTCAAGGCTTCAAGAATTGGATATGAAGAACGCTTATTCGTGCAAATTTAGTTATGGCGCAAAAGGATTGTCTGATATTACAGGGTGCTATACCTTTGCGAATATGAGAGCCTATCTTTTTTGGTGTGTAAGAGATTGGCTTAACCCAAAGAATGGTTTTAGTCCTGCTCTTCCTCCCGATGATGAGTTGGCAGAAGAGCTTACAGAAGTCCATTGGGCATTTACAAGCAACGGAAGTATTCTGATAGAAAAGAAAGAAGATATAAAATTACGGTTGAAGAGGTCGCCTGATAAGATGGATGCTCTTGCTAATACATGGTTTCCGTATGATTATGATTATGGAAACGATAAACTATTGGAAGATTTTATACCGAATTAAAATCGGTAGTCTTGCGGTTTACTATATTTTTTTGTAACTTTGCAAACGAAACGTTCTTCTAAACGTTTCATTGCTCTTAGTGCATTCTGGCCGTGAGGTTTTTTTACATTGATTAACAAAGAGTTAATGAATAAACTTTGAATAAATTGGTAAAATTAACTTTGGTTAGTATTGATATGTTTTCATTAAGTTAACTCAACGTTAAATTCTTCATATAAAGTTTTCCAGCCGATTAAAATTTTCAGCCTATATCCTTATACCTTTTTAAGATTTTGTGGGCTAATTGTTAAATGCCTTTTTGTTTTCAAGTTAAATAAATGTAACGTACTGATATTCAGTTATTTATATTTACTAATACAGGATTATTTTACTACCTTTGCAATATCAAAAATAACAAACAAAATAGGAGATAAGAGCAATGAAACGAGTAAGAATAGAATTTAGTTCTAACGACTACGCCAATATGTTTGTAGAAGAATTTGGCAAAGACGAAGAGTATATGATGATTTGCACAAATATTGGTAGTAATGAGAACTTTGTTACTATCCGCGTTAGAGAAGGGTATGAAGACGACGCCCTTCCGACGATATGGTCATGTATATACAACGTTGGTATTGATTATGGAGTTTTGAATGTAAAAGGAGAGTAAGACTGAATGTTTCGTCAGTTCTGCTATAAAAAGGTGTAATAAGAAAAGGATTTTTAAAGTGTGAAGTGTTCGGAGACGCGTTTGAAGAATATCCTTGAGCAATAAAAATCGTAAGAGTAGTAGGAGGCTTTATGTGCTTTGAAACAGAAGCCGACTATGAGATATTGAAAAGAAAAAGATAAGAGCAATGAAGACAGATGAAGTGTTAGAGCGTTTCAGTGAAATGATGATTTCACGAATGCAAAAGATGAAAGCAAGCGATTGGAAGAAAGGGTGGATTACTCAATCCTATGGAGGGAACCCCATAAACCTCGAAGGAAGAGAATATAACGGAATGAATTCTTTTTTCTTGTTTCTTTGTATGATGGAAGAAGAGAGGTTTAAATACCCCGTCTTTGCTACCTTCAAGCAGATAAAAGATGCTGGGGCAAATGTTCTCAAAGGCGAAAAATCATTCCCCGTTTTATATTGGAATATCCAGTACAAAGACAAATATGGGAATAAGATAGATGAGACCGTATATAATAACCTTGGGAGAAACGAACAGCTTGTCTGCAAGGTTCAGCCATTCTTAAAATCGTATAACGTGTTCAATATCGCCCAAACCAATATAGAAGTTTCTGCTCCGAAAGTTATTGACAAGATAAAAGGCAAGTATGGCTTTAAAGACTGTCAGGAAATCCCAACAGACACAATTGGGATGTATGAGAACAAGGGAATCGATGATATGCTGCACTATCAGAAATGGGTGTGTCCTATCTGTTTTGACCAATATTCGAGTAGAGCATATTATAGAGTAAGCTCTGATGATATTACTATTCCACAGAAAAACCAATTCAAGAAAAGCGAAGATGAGCAAGGGATATTTGAGGACGGGCAAGAATATTATTCAACTCTAATTCACGAGATGATACATTCAACTGGGCACAAGTCGAGATTGAATAGAGGAATAGAAGGAGCGAAAGAAAAAAAAGACTATGCGCGAGAAGAGCTTGTTGCCGAATTAGGGGCAGCATTGGTCAGCAATGTACTCGGGTTCTCCAGTAGGATAATTGATAACAGTGCAGCCTATTTGGATGCTTGGATTGGAGCATTAAAAAAAGAACCCAAGTACATAGTATCAGTTCTATCAGCCGCGAGTAAAGCGGCAAAAATGGTTATTGAAACTGTTGGGGGAGAAAAAACGCATATGTAGTTCACTAAAAAATCTATTGCAGCATCATTTAAGGCGATATAAGCGGTTTTGCTTCTATCGCCTTAATCATATCAGCCCTAACGATGGGAAGGAAAAATAACGCGAAATCTTCGCGTATTTTGCGAAATATATTTGTTATGCAAATACTTTTTATCTAAATTTGCAACAAAAGCATTCGGAAAATGGAAATAAGCGAAATTATCAACAAGAACAAGGGCATTACCGAAATAATTTCAGAGTTGAAGAAAAAGTCTGTTATTGTCCCGGAATGGAGCATATTGCTGGAAAGTTACGAGCCGACAAAACATAAAGTAGCGACAGACCATACAACCTTGAAAGATAAGCGTAATGGGACAGAACCTTCTGCCCGAATATATGTAGGGTTGGAAAAGTTGCTATCAAGACGTATAAATGAATTTACATTTGCCATTCCAATAAAGAGAATATATAATGTTAGTGATGATGATAAAATAGGCGTTGAGATTAAAAATGCGATAGAGGCAATCTACAAAAATGCACATATCAATGCCGTAAATTGGAAAAGAGGAAATGCATATTATGCCGCATGTGAGTTTTTTACTATATGGTATGCCGTTAAGAAGCCAAATTCATTCTATGGGTTTCAGTCTGAGTACAAGTTGAAATGTAAAACATATTCACCGATGGACGGGGTGAAATTATACCCCCTAACAGATGAAATGGATGATATGATTGCAATGTCTTTTCAATATGACAAAGTGATAGGAGAAAAGACAATAACATATTTTGAAACTTTTACCGCAAATAAACATTATGTGTGGAGGCAAAACTATGAGAACACGAGTTGGGAAGAGATAACATCGCAAATTTCAGACGATGGGACTGTTACAAATGGCGAAGACATAACAATAGGGAAAATTCCTGGGGCTTATATGGTCCGCCGTCAACCTGTATATGAGGGTTTATCTGTCTTACGTCACCATTTGGAATACACGCTTTCAAGAGACAATAATGTGATAGCTTACAATTCCTCTCCAATCCTAAAAGTGTCTGGGGGAATAAAGGGTGAAGAAGATAAAGGGGAAGCTCGACGTGTATGGAGGGTAGAGAATGGTGGAGACGTAAACTATGTTTCATGGTCACAGGCTAATGAAGCAGTAAAAAACCATGTAGAAACGTTGCTGAAATTGTTTTGGCTTCAATCTCAAATGCCCGACATTTCCTTTGAGAATATGAAAAGTCTTGGGAATATAGGATATGATGCTCGGCAAACACTACTCACAGATGCACATTTAAGGGTAAGAGAAGAAACAGGCCCATGGATAGAATTCCTTGAGCGTGAATTTAATGTAATTAAGGCATTCTTAAAACAGATAAATAACAAATGGGCTGCGAAATTGGAAGAAATAACCTGCGAACATATCATTACACCATACATACAAAATGACGAGTTAAATGAGATAAACAAGCGGTTAAAGGCAAATGGAGGGAGACCTATAGAAAGTCAATTGGAGTCCATTATAAAATACGGGAATTCAGACAATCCTGTAGAAACATTGCGGCAGATAAATGAAGATGCAGCGAAAGAAAATAGTATGAGAAGTACTGCATTTGCAATGCAAGAACAAGAATAAGAGAATTATGAAAAAGAAAATAGCTAAGTTTCTAGTATGGGTCAGTAAGAGAATAGCCCCGACGAGTGAAATTTATGAGTTTGAAAAGGTACATAAATATGAGCCCAAAATATGTGCGCGCGCCTATGTCATAGACAAGAGTTATGTAAAGAAACTGCGGAAGGCTGAGCATATCAAGTCTTTGAGAGAAGCTATGAAAATAGCGGAGAATAGGGAACTATCGCGTGCGAAGAGAGACGTCTTGGAATTTATAGAAAAGCATCTCATGGAGCAGCGTACCTATGCGAAAGGGAAATCGAAAGTAATAGAAGTCCGCGTAAATTGCTATGTCCCCAAAGAATTCTAAGAGGATAGATGTTATAAGGACTTGTAAAGATTGTCGTCATAGTTACGCCCCTCATAGTAAGAGTCTTGCCGGAGAAGCAACCTTGGCTAAATGCAAGTTTGAGCAATGGAGCGTTCTTTATCAAAGAAAATGTATAAACGGAAAATTCGAGGCGAGATAAATGAAGCCAAATATACCTAATCAAAAGAGAAATTATAAGGCATTAAACGCGCGTTTGGGTGCGTATGTAGCACAGGTATTAAGCATATATGATAATATCTGCAATTCCGTCGCAACTGTTGTAGAGACTACTGATTATAAAGGAAATGTAGAGTTTTCGTTTGATGATTACCCGGAACTAAAATCAACGATAAATATAATTTTGAAAGGCTATGTTAGTCAGATGAGTAGCCTTATTTACTCGGGGACATCGGACGAATGGAAGAAATCGAATGTAATGCAAGACTTATTGGTTAGAAAAGTTCTAAAGGCATACGATTTTGAAAAAGGAGGTGATAAATATAATAGATATTTCCAAACCAATGGTGGCGCATTGGCGGCTTTTCAGAAAAGGGTCGAAAAAGGGATGAACCTTTCTGCTAAACTGTGGAAACAGTCAGACGAATTAAAAAAGGAATTAGAACATTCTATCTCAGCAGCAATAGACAAAGGTCAATCTGCTGTCGTTTTGAGCAAGCGATTGAGTCAATACCTTACTGATTTCCCGACATTGAAAGCCGATTACACTGAGAAGTTTGGGCACGCGGTTAAATGCAGGGATTGTCAATATGCGTCCATGCGCCTTGCTAGGACAGAAATAAATATGGCATATCGTACTGCAGAATACGAACGGTGGCAACAGTTAGATTTTATATTAGGATTTGAGGTCAAATTGAGTAAAAGTCATCCTGCGCCAGATATTTGTGACGATTTCCAAGGGCAATATCCTAAGGATTTTAAGTTTGTCGGTTGGCACCCAAATTGCATGTGCTATGTAGTACCAATTGTGATGAGCGACGAACAATATTATGGGTCTGATAATGCACGGCAAAGAGGTATGATAGTTGGAACTCCGAAAGGATTCTTTGACTATTTGATAAAGAATGACGAGAAAGTAAGAGGTTGGAATTCATTACCATATTACATCAAAGATAATGAGAAGTATATGCCGTTTGTAATGAATGACGAAAAAGCAAAAATATTAATTTCCTTAGATTTCAATAAAATAGAACCTGCAAAATACAATAGTTCGGCAATGAGGGGATTTGATATTGTCCGCTTAGACAGGGAATTGGAGAAGGAGTTCGACAGACACGAAATTAGAATATATAGAAAAGGAGTAAGCGTATTTGAAAATGGTAACACTTATCTCCAATATTACGGAGAGCAAAAGAATGGCGAGATATTTGAGTTGAAACGGAGTTTTATAAAAAATGACAAAAACGACATACAAGTTTACCATGATTATATTGAAATGCCAAAAGCAGTACAAGGTAAAGGCTTAGGGAAAAGTATTTTGTCCGAATTTTATAGAGAATATAAGAGGATAGGTGTAAAGTACCTGTCCTTAAAAGCCAATATAGATATTGGAGGTTATGCATGGGCAAGGTATGGTTTCTCTGCAAGTATAAAAGATGTAGAAGAAATCCTCATGCAAAGCAAGACTGCACAAGTATCGAGTAAAGAGAAAGCATTGTCTGTATACAGAAAATGGCGAGAGAAAAACCCGAACGAAGATTACTTCCCTATGAACCTCATTGCTAGAGAGAAATATGGGAAGAGGTTGCTTATGGGGACACACTGGAACGGCATTCTCGACTTGACTGACAAAAACGTTACTAACTACTTTGAGAAATATATTGAATTCAAGAATTGAGCACACGCTCTATGTTGTTGTCATATTCATCTTCTGTAAGTTTGTATTTTGCAAGCGCGTCTTGCTTGTTAGCCCCTCTTGCCATTGCACCATACGCACCCATGATATTTAAATCATGAGAAGAAATCTCTCCATATAGGAGTTCTGCGTGCATAGCTGTTGTAAATTCCTCTTTCATTTTTTCACAAAGGTACATTTAAATTATTGAATAGTG